AATTAAGAGGAACATGAAATTCCGAATCTTCCAAAAACGATGCCCAAATTGTCATATTAATTTGTTGTTGAGCACATGTAGCACTTCCCAAAGGAACTAATACCACTGCTAAAACAGTTGCTGTAAAATCTATATTAGCATCAACCGCTGGTCCATTAATTGAAATATAATTTTTTGGATTGTAAAATGGAATCACCAATCGGTCTTTTATATTCGACGATGGATCTAAACTTAACGGATTCAAACCATAATAAACTTGAGGATTTCCCAAATGCCACGCTGTTGTAACTGTAGCGTCCGTAAAAGGTACTGCAAATATCTTCAATCTTCCAAGTTGTTGTCTCATTCCCGACAATTCAAAATCCAACGCTATAGTTCCTCTCCAATAAACAAAACGTTCAAATGCTGCTGATTGTAAATAATTCACAATAACATCTGATGGTAGATGTAAAGTTGCTATAGCTGTTCCCATACTCTGAGAAACGGACCATGTATATGTATTCACCCAAACTCTTCGATTAACCATATCATTCAGAGACCATCTTGGATCTGGCATAGATGATCCTGTTAATCTTTTTGTTCCTGATTTTGGAACTAAAGTAGGTCCACTAACTTCCACTTCACGTTGACTTTCCAAAATAATACCCTTAGTATTATCAGTTGTCCTTATCTCATCTCCCTTATTTGTTGTTATAGGAGTCGTTGTATCAGCTAAGGCATTAATCGGTACTTCTGTTTCTGCTTCTGGTCTAGCTGGTGTATAACTCAAATCCTCACATTTTGATCTAAATAATTGATGAAAATAAGTATAATCCCTTAACTTCGAGTGTAGCGAAATTTTTAACTTATCTTTTATCTTATTTCGCAAATCATTAAACTGTTCTTTTCCATATGCATACATAAAACCAAGTGCATCATTCAAATTATCAACAGATGCTTCCTCTACAGTCATATCTGCACACTTCCTTGTCCAATTAGTTAATTCGTGTATTGTTTGTTTATCTATAGTAGCTAATTCCCGTCCAAATTTATCCTGTCTAAAACCTCGTTTTAAAAATGTTAATTCTCTAATAGGTACTATCTCTGCTGGTCCTGTCTTACTAGAGTTTGTATATTTCAAATTTAATTCTTCGAGTTCGTCGGACAATTTATCTGGTGAAAAATCCTTTAATATTTCTTTTTTAATAGATACTATTCCATCATCTCCATAAATAAAAATTTTAATATTCTCTTCAAAGTGTTGTAATGAATTCAAATCTTTTGGAACTATTCTATAATAGCAATATAAAAATTTCATAAAGTGAGCGATTGTATTCACTATCACTGTCAATGGATTACCCGACGGATTACCTAAATGTGTATAATAAACTTCATTCAAAGCTACTTGTGGTGTATGTATTATTTCATCAAAAATTACCTCTCTAGCTATCTGATTTTCTTGACTATCGTTATACCAATAATTAACTACATCACATATCCCCATCAAAAATTGAGGTGATAAATTACCATCCCAACCCGAAAAATCTCCTCCAAATCCAATATCCGAATTATTTTGAAGCTCTTGAAACATAATCGTCCATTCCAATCCTCCCGGATCAATCCCAACTGCTGAAAAATATTTTAATCGATTAGCATAAAAAGCTGAATTAAATGCTCCAAACAAACGTCGACAAACTATTGAAAAATCTACTGGTGGATTCGTAAAAACACGGGTCTTACCTTCAAAAACCTTTTCCAAAGATCTTCTCTCGTCCTTTAATGTATCTATCCATAAACTCTCCACACGATTACCTTTCTTAGCTTGCACAAAACGTGTATCCACTTTGCGTTGTAATTCTTTATCGACTATAATATACTTACTATGTTCATCTAACGGGTTCTCATGTTGTATATACGGCCATTTCCCCTTAGCCAATGGATTCTGGTTCCACGGAAATCCAGCTGAAGTCTTCATATCCATATGTTTAATAAAATCATCTCCAACAATTCCATTCAAAGCTTCTGCTTGAGTTAAAATTCTTCGTTCTGTCTTTCCTTCCAACGGTGACATTAGTTCCTTAACATTTTCAATTACTCTCTTCAATATTTTTCCATTCACCATAGGTGCTATCTTTCCATATTTCTCAATTCCCATTCGCAAAGGTGTTGTATCTCTCAAACCTCCTGCCCTAGGATCCATAGGATTTAAAACTGCTGGTGCTGTCTTAGGCTCATACAATTGTCCATGTAATATTGATGGTATAATTTTTGTTGTCTCTGCTGATCTTGGATGCTTAAATAAAACTCCAATTTTAGTTAAATTTCCATGCGGTTGTACTAATCCCAACTCAGGATTATTAGCGTCTACTTTCGGATCATAAGGTTGTAATGTTGCCCCAAAATAACGTAGTCCATCACGTAACATCTCTTCTGTTACTATCTGAGCTATTGCCAACCCTTTCACATCGCTTGCTGCATGTATTCCAACTATCTTTCGAGCTGCCATTTTTTCCAATTGAACAATAGCTGAACCACACATACCTGGCATCGAATCACATTGATAAGCCCAAGCCGTTGCCTCAGCAAATGATATATCTGTTGGTTTATTTGTTGAATAACATACTCCATTTTGAAGTTGCAAATCATTCCGAGCTCTCTCTGTTGTATATGACATAGGTCTTGTATTACGACGTACGTCCGATGTTATACGAAATATGACTGGTATTCCATTTCGATCTGATGCCGCCATCATTGCTGGAAAACGTTGCATATTTTTCAAACTTTCTTCTGTTATAAAATGACGCGTAATATCTCTTGTCAATGCCATTGTCGCTTCCATTTGATATAAAGCAGCATCTATGCCTATACGACACAAACGTGCATGACTAAACTCACACCGGTACTTAACCTGTCCTACAGTAAGCTCTACCACACAGCCTTCTTCTTCTAAATCACCATCCATTCCACAAAACGTATGATAATTTGTCAAAACAACACGTCCTCCAATCATCACGGCACTGTTATTATAACCGTTTATACTTATTCGAGCCATATTAGGTACTAACCTTGACATCGTGACTTCAACTGCATTCTGATCTATCGAACCTTCAGGATGTTTAACCACTATTGGCATTTTCACCATTGGTTTACCATGAGCCATTCTACCTTGTGTTTTAGCATAATGACCAGAATAAACTCCTTCTGCTCTTAAAAATCGTCGGACTTTTGGATCTAATAAGGTCCTACGAATAATTTCCTCTACTTCTTCATTTGACAAATTCGAAAAATCATCACAATCTTCCATTGCATCATTAAAAATTCTAACCATCTCGGGTGTTGCTCCCCTCAAATTTTGATACAAGTCATCCCATCTCCCTTCTGGTTCCTTCAATCGAACCTCCGTATTATTCAATACTCCTGCTAAATTACTAAGCATATCTCTTGCTTGTTGATGTTCTTTATCCAAATTCGATAAAATTCCTTGAATTTTCTTTTCTGATTTCTTCTGATTATCATTTCGGAATTTCTGAATAGTGAAACTCAATCCAATCAAACCACCCACAATTGCTGCAAATGGTAAGATGCTCATCAAAGCTTCATACCACAATGGTTTTTCCCACTTCTTATCAATCTCTTCCAATAATTGGTAAAATTTTGCTCCTTCAGAATCACTAAATAATTTACGTCCTGATTCTTCTGGTATTCGATTATTTAAGGACATAAATTGAGCAAAATCATTTGCTAAACCATCTGGTCTCATAGGTAAATTGGCTTCTTCTATCATTTTCTCATAATTTTGAGCTGCTAAAACTTGCCCATCAACATGTTTCTTATATCCTGCTTTCAAACGTTTTATAAACTCGACATATCCAATAGGTTCCCCTCTGAACGATTGATTTTGATTATGTCGTTCTCGAAATTCCCAATGTGAGTAATCCGATGGTATTAATTCTGGATTCACTTCATGTGTTCCTGGCTTGCAAAACTCTTGCTTCACTATCACTTCATAAAAGAAATGACGTCTCCTATTCAACGCCTCCGCACATCTCAATTCTGTTGCTGCAATAAATGCATTATTTGATGAAACTACAACTACCTGTGATCTAAAAACTTCTCCTTTATCTTCTAACGAAGCCATAGGTAATCGCATTTGCTCATTCGAGACGATTGTAATCATTTCACCAATATCACCTGGCCCAACTCCTCCGGAATTAGTAACTGCTCCAAAATCATCGTACTTCACAGCAAATTGTCCTGTATATCCATCCCAATGTTGTACTGCTGGACTCCTACCCCATGATAAATTTGGAGTATCTGCCGGACAACCAGCTAAAATAGCTGGTATAATAGTTGTTAAGAATGATTTCCCAGTTCCTGATAAACCATATAAATAAACCACATAAGGAACTCTTCTTCCACCACGATTCAACGCTGACATATCTACGATTTTAAAGAGCGCATCAACCTTCTTAAAAGACGACTCTAATAATTTATAAACTTGTTGCACTTTCGTTCCATGGTCTATACATTCTTTCAATAATTCCTGCCCTGTAGCATACAATCTCATAATCTGCTGTTGTATTTTATGATCGTATGCTGCTTGAACTGTATATATATGTGAATCAAGCGAATTAACTTCATCAATCCACGTATAAAATTTCGTTCCTGGCGCAAATATCTTCAACCACCACTGTGTTGGTATTACATAAGTCAACCAAATTTGAACTTGGTCTGGTACCATTCTAATAAGCTGTAACGCAAACTCGGTCATATCTTTATATTCTCTCAATATACCGCTTTTGTACCTTAAAGACTCATTAACGTATTTCATCCTAGACATATCTGGTGTTTTTCCTGTAATCAATGTTCCAATTCCTTCTGTAAAAATATTAAATAAATTTTCTGCAGCCTCTGGTCTTGCTGGTATCGTACCCTCTACAATTTCCTTCGAGCACGATATTTTGATGACTGATTTTACAAAATTATCAATTAAAACGGCATCTACTCCAAATAACTGAAACAAACGAACAATAGTCGATGGTATAAGATAAAAAGATTTATTTAAAAAACCCATAATAATATCATAAACTAAAGTCAATGCATCTAATATTTTCGATAAAAACGGTTTAACAACTGGTATTACTTCTAACATTTTCTTAACTTCTTTAATTAAATTTGAAAAATGTGATGCTGCCTCTGTTATAGATGAGGCTGAATTCTGATAAGCTTTCATAGTATCCAATATATCTGGTGACATTCCACTTAATTTATCCATTGCATCCTTGGCACTATGCGTTGCTTCTACTAAAGATGGTAACTGTTTTTCCATAAAGGTATAATTAGAACAACGCTCATATTCTGATGCTTCTTGTCCAAGTTCTTCAATCGGAAATCCATTAATATCTTGACTCAACGATTCCATGCCATTTGCTTTATTTATATTTTGCATTATTTTCGGAATCAGTGATTGGTGTCGTCCAATTCTAAACGCCTTAATTACATAAGGTGTCACATACAATCGTAAACTCCAATTAGTATAAACTTAACTTTCATCCAATATCTTAAAACCGTCCAACTATTACAAGATTTGCGTAAGGAGAGTCACATCCTATCCTGTCATGGTGGGCGCACAAACCTTTGATTCATAAGATCCAACAATATTAAAATAAATATAATTAAAAACACCACTCAAAAAACAACATTCGCATCGGTAAATATGATCTAAGATAGAATGATTCGAAAATCATCTTCAATTAGTATACTTCGAATTAGAATGTTATAGTTTTAAGCTATGATATTAATAATCTTCAATAAAATTAATAAAGTGTCTTACATTAATCGGTAATGATTCCATGCTCGTAATACTTTTAAAAAACGGTAATGGTGTTATTTTCTTACTTG